ATTTAACGATTACCAAAGCCCCTTAATTGGGGCTTTTTTGTGTCTGGTTGACTATATCCCTTAAATGCTTAGAATGACGCGTAGCGTCGCCACCAAGGCGGGGCTTTAGCATAAGGACAATAACAAATGGCATATGATACAACAGATTGTTTTGGCAATTCATATAAAGAGACTTTACAAGCTTACTTTCCCAAAGGCTCAACCGCTTACACTGTTTTACGCCACACCTCCAAATCTGGAATGACTAGGCATATCTCAGTTTTAGCTACTAGCGTTAGAAGTGGTGATGGTTCTATTTCAAATGTTTCCTATACGGTAGCGGAGCTGTTAAAGTGGAAGCACGCCCCACGTACTCAAACCGCTGCAATAAAAGTAGGCGGTTGTGGAATGGATATGGGGTTTCATTTAATTTACACCCTTTCATCTATTCTTTATGGCGACGGGTTAGCAATTAAACAAAGGTGGGTATAATGGTTGATACAATAATCCAAAGCGTTAGACCTCAGAATAACACTCTATTAAATAGAGCTTTGTTCTGGGATAGAAAATATTATGCTTTAATTAATGATGATAATTCAAGTGAGCGAACTCAGGAAATCGCTTTCAATAAGTTTATTGATTATTTTGATGAACTACCAAAGTATGAGCAAAAGGCGGCAAGGCCTAAATATAAGAAGCTCTTTGGGTATGAAAGCTTTTAACCCCAACTATCTTAAACGATTTAAGAAGCCCCTTCATTGGGGCTTTTTTTATGCCTACCAATTGGTTTAAATTAGTTACCAGTTTAACCAGTTAAACAAACCCACCGCCGCCCTTGGCTTGTGGTCCAAAGTCACCGCAGTTCAAACCACAAACCCTAATCACTGGCCAATGTTGCGTGATCCCTTGGTTTTAGACCTTGGCAAGTGATCCAAAAAAGACCTGCTGCCTATCCTAAAACGTGGGTCAAATCACTCAGAACTGCAATCAAAGCTTAAACCAACTATGGCTAGCCAAAACCGTTAACCATTCTCACTGGTGCTTAGAACGCGGCTCACAGCCTACGTTAAATGGACCGCGATCGACGGCTCAATGTCCACCAGCTGGTGCAAATCATCGCCGCCAGCTGGTGAAAACGACCGCCGCCAGCTGGTGTTGGCTGGTACCAAAATTGCCGCCAGCTGGTGGAAAAAACAAGGCTCGCTGGCCGTTAATTTTGTTGGGTCCCTTCTCGAATTAAGGTTAAAAACCATGGAAAAAAAGCCAAAAATCACGAATTTTCGACCGCGATCAGGGACTTTCCCTGCGGAGGCTAGGGCCATGTTTCTCTCAAATATTTATTAGATATTTCATTTCGCGATTAACTGTCTTATAAAGGGGCATATAATCGCATATTTTTTTACAGGGGCCCCCGATGGTTGGTACGCAAGATTTGATATACGAAGATAAGTCTTTGAAGCTTCAGTTGAGGCTCGCTCAGTTGGAGAAGAACGAAGCTTGTCAAAAAGATTTTTTAACTTTTGTGCGTACGGTCTGGCCCGAGTTCATCGCTGGACGGCATCATAAAATCATTGCGGATAAGCTGGACCGGGTCGCGAGCGGCGAACTAAAGAGATTGATTATTAACATGGCTCCGCGGCACACGAAGAGTGAGTTTGCCTCCTTTTTGTTTCCTGCGTGGATGATGGGCCGTCGGCCGTCGATGAAGATTATTCAGGCGACGCACACGACTGAGTTGGCTGTGAGTTTTGGCCGAAAGACCAAGAATCTTTTGGATTCTGACGAGTACAAGGAGATATTTCCGGATGTGAAGTTGGCGGCGGACAGTAAGGCGTCTGGTCGGTGGGACACGAGTTCTGGCGGGATGTATTATGCTGTTGGTGTTGGTTCTAACTTGGCGGGTCGTGGCGGTGATTTGGTTATTATTGATGATCCTCATTCGGAGCAGACGGCGATGTCGAGTGCTGGTTTTGATGATGCTTGGGATTGGTACACTGGGGGCCCCCGACAGCGTCTTCAGCCGGGTGGTAGTATAGTTTTGGTTCAAACGCGGTGGTCGGAGAAGGATTTAACGGGTCAGTTACTGCGTTCTATGGCGAAAGATCCGTTAGCGGATCAGTGGGAGGTTGTTGAGTTACCGGCTATTTTTGAGGATGGGACTCCGTGTTGGCCTGAGTATTGGGGTTTGGAAGATTTGATTAGTGTGAAGTCGTCTATTCCTCCGAGCAAGTGGAACGCGCAGTATCAGCAAAATCCGACGGGCGAGGAGAATGCGATTATTCGTCGTGAGTGGTGGAAGACGTGGGAGCGGGAGGTTGTTCCTCAGTTAGAGTATGTGATTCAGAGTTATGATACGGCGTTTAGCAAGCGGGAGACTGCGGATTATAGTGCGATTACGACGTGGGGTGTGTTTTATCCTGTAGATGGTGAGGGTCCTAATTTAATTTTACTTGACAGCAAGAAGGGGAGATGGGACTTTCCTGAGTTAAAGGCGAAGGCTTTTGAGGAGTATAAGTTTTGGGACCCCGACACGGTGATTATTGAGGCGAAAGCGAGTGGTTTGCCTTTGACGCATGAATTGCGTAATATAGGGATACCTGTTGTAAATTTCACACCGAGCAGGGGTAATGATAAGGTTTCGCGGGTTCATGCGGTTTCTGCATTATTTGAGGCGGGAATGGTTTGGGCCCCTGATGAAGTCTTTGCGGATGAGTTAATAGAAGAGGTTGCGGCCTTTCCAAATGGCGAAAATGATGATTTAGTAGATAGCATGACACAGGCTCTTATGAGGTATAGGCAAGGAAATTTTGTACAATTACCAACAGATGACTGGGAAAAGGCAGAAAACTCTGGTAGAGTACGATTATATTATTAGTAAAAAGGTAGTATTATGAACAACAGACCGTCTGGTTCCATCCCCCGCAAGACGACAATTAACGATCAGCCGCATATGCTGGCGTATATAAATCCACAAGAAGCGATGATGTTAAAGAGTATGGGCGGTACTGGCAAACCCGGTCCGGGCGGTATACCTGCTTTTTATTATGGCGGTGATTTTGGCGAAGGCGGTCGAGGGGCAGGCGACTCTGGTCCCGGTGAAACAGGAGGTCCCGGCCAAGATGGCCCCGGAGGTCCCGATTTTTCTGGCGGCGATCAAGCGCCGAATGATTCCGGATACGTCTCACAGAGTGGTGGTGGGGAGAGCCCGGCTGCTCGCGCTGCTCAACTACAAGCAATAGAAGATCAAAATGCGCAAAATGCAATAAACGCAGCAAAGGTTCAAGAGCAGCAAGCAGATGATTTAGCTTCCTTAAAAACTAAAATAGATACTCCTTTTACCCCAAAAACTCCTTTTGAACTTATGTCTAAATTTAATCCAGTACATATGTTGGGCAGGCTTGCTACAAAACAACAAAATCAAACAGCCTACGATCAATTATCTGGAAAAACTGATTACAGTAAAGGTATTTTAGGAAACTTGTTTTCTGGCACGGGTGCTAAAACTTTTTCTCATTATGCGCCTGTTAAGGATGCTTCTGGAAATTTAGTGGGATCTGCAACAGTCGCTACTGATGGAACAACCATGGGCTACCGCGGTGATCGGACCGGTAATGTTTTTGGTCCTCCCGATGTTCAAGGCTATGTAAACGCAATGAACGAAGCGGGCCAAGGGGGCCCAGATTCTCCGGGTGGTTCCGAGGGTCCTCCACCTATTATTATAAACGATGGTACAGAAGAATCCGATGAAACAACTAGTACATATAATCCAGAAGATTATTTAATTAAAAATTTAGATATAATACAACCGACTACTGTAGAAGGTGGCGAGGTTCCTACTATATATAACCAAGGCGGTGTGGTATCGTTAGACCCTTTTAAACAACTAAGGAATAGAATGTAATGGCTGAAAGAGACAAAACAGGTTTTGCAAGTTCTTTAATGGACTCAAGCATAAGTAGCATTCCTTCTGAAATAGATGAAGACGATCTGCGGGCCGAGATAGAAATAGAGTTACCCGATAGCCAGAACAATGTAATGGCGATGATAGAAGCGGAAGATGTTGGTGGTATTGAGATCACGCCGGAAGATGATGGTGGGGTAATAGTTGATTTTGATCCGAGTGACGAGCGCGGCAATAGCGATGATTTTTATATGAATTTAGCGGAAGAAATGCCGGAGCGCGAGCTTGGTCGTATTTCCAGTGAGTTATTGGGCGAGTATGACGCGAATAAAGCCAGTCGTCAGGAATGGGAAGACACGTATTCTAATGGTTTGGAGCTGTTGGGCTTTACGTATTCGGAAAGAACGCAACCGTTTCGTGGCGCGTCGGGCGTGACGCATCCTTTATTGGCCGAGGCTGCTACGCAGTTTCAAGCGCAAGCGTTTAATGAGTTATTGCCTTCTGGGGGCCCTGTAAAAACACAGGTTATGGGCGAAGAAACCATAGAAAAAGTAGCACAATCGCAGCGTGTTAAGCAATTTATGAATTATTATTTAACCAGTGTAATGGAAGATTACACGCCAGACATGGATCAGATGCTTTTTTATCTCCCATTAGCGGGCAGTACGTTTAAAAAAGTATATTACGATGAAGTTATGGACCGTGCGGTAAGTAAGTTTGTTCCGGCAGAAAACTTGGTTGTACCGTATGACACGTCAGATTTGGATAGTTGTCCTAATATTACGCAATCTGTTCGTCTGTCATTGAATGATTTACGCAAGAAACAAGTCTCTGGGTTTTATTTGGATGTGGATGTTATACCAGCACAGGAAGAAATAGGGGAAATAACAAAGGAATTAGATAAAATAGGGGGCTTTGAGCCCAATGACATTGATTACGACTGCACAATACTAGAGTGCCACGTTGATTTAGATTTAGAAGGTTATGAAGAAGTAGATGACGACGACGAGCCAACAGGGATAAAAGTACCTTACATTGTGACAATTTCTCAAGACAATGGTGAGGTTTTAGCTATTCGTAGAAACTATCGTGAAGACGACGATACAAAAAAGAAAATACAATAT